ACGACATCTACCAGATCAGCGGCGAGTACCAGATCCTGCCGGTGTCCATGACCGCGAACACTGACACGCCGGCCCTGCCGACTCACCTGCATCTGGCGATCGTCTACAAGGCCATGGAGTACTACGGTCTGTACGAGGCTGCTCCTGAGGTGCTGTCCCGCGGCACCACGCAATTCTCGAGGCTGCGCAATCAGCTTGAGCGGGAACAGCTTCCTGAGCTGTATCTGGGGAATCCCCTGGCCTGAGTAGCACCATGGCCCAGGCTCAACTCCCTCGCGTTCAGTACGACTTGATCCGCCTCGGAGGAGGCTTGGATCAGGTCACGCCGACGCTGACGCTGCCGCCTGGCTTCGCACGCAGAGCCGCCAACTTTGAGTGCAACGTCAGCGGCGGCTATACCCGCCTCGCCGGGTACGAGAGGTTTGATGGCAGGCCCAGCCCATCGGCCGCCCTGTACAACATCTTGACTTGCACGGTCACCGGAACAATCGCGGTGGGCAACACCGTGACGGGTGCAACCTCTGCTGCGACCGGCAAGGTCATTGCGAGAAGCGGCTCCGACGTGGTCATCACTCGCCAGACGGGCACGTTTGTGGTCGGCGAGAACCTTACGGTCAGCGCAGTCGTGCAGGCATCTGTCACGTCCATTGGGGGCGTGAGTGCCGATGGTCTGATTGACGCGCAGTACCGCAACCTAGCGGCCGACGAGTACCGCTCAAGCATTCAGGCGGTGCCGGGCGCTGGCAACGTGTTGGGTGTGGCCCTGTACAAGGGTGACGTCTACGCCTGGCGCAACGTGGTGGGCAACGCCAGCGCGGCGATGTTCAAGGCCACAAGTGGCGGGTGGGCGGCAGTTGCATTGGGCTTTGAGCTTGCGTTCAATAGTGGAGCAGGCACAGCTATCGCCGAAGGAGATACGGTCACTGGGCAAACAAGCGGGGCCACGGGTGTCGTAGCCCGCGTTGTCGTTGAAAACGGCACATCGTGGTTGGGCGCAACTGGCAGGTTGATTCTTTCCAGCACCTCAGGGACGTTTGCCGCGCCGGAGCATCTTCGAGTTGCAGGAACCACTCGCGCGCACGCGGGCGGGGCGGCTACAGCGGTCACACTGGCGCCGAACGGCCGCTATGAAACTGTGGTCGGCAACTTTGGTGGTGGCGACGCAAACTATCGCCTGTATGGGTGCGACGGGGCCAACAGGGCGTTTGAGTTTGATGGGACGGTGTTCGTTCCCATCAACTCGACGATGCCCAACGACAAGCCCACGCATGTGGCCGTCCACAAGCAGCACCTGTTCTTGTCCTTCGGCGCATCTCTGCAGTTCTCTGCCTTGAGTTTGCCGTACCAGTGGGACCCCGTGCTGGGCGCTGGCGAGATCGCCATGAACGCGCCGATCACCAATCTCATCGTGCTGCCAGGCGACCAGTCCAGCGGCGCGCTGGGGGTCTACACCAGGCGCGACACGTCGGTGCTGTACGGCACGAGTGAGGCGAACTTCGCTCTGTCGACGTTCAATACTGGCACCGGTGCGGTGCCCTACACCGCGCAGAACATGGACCAGGCCTACGTCCTGGATGACAGGGGCATCATCAGCCTGGGCACGACGCTGAACTTCGGCAACTTCTTGCCGGCGTCGCTCACGATGAACCTGCGGCCGTTCTTGGAGAATCGCGTCAATTCCGCAACTGCAAGTTCTCTGAACCGCCTGAAAGGGCAATACCGCGTGTTCTTCTCCGACGGCACGGGCATCTACATGACGATGATCAACGGCAACCTGCTGGGATCCATGCCAGTGGAGTTCCCAAACCCCGTGCTGTGTTGCGAAGAGGGCGAGAATGTCAGCGGCAGCACCGTCAGTTTCTTTGGCTCGACCAACGGCTTTGTGTACCAGCTCGACAAGGGCACGAGCTTTGATGGCAACGCTATCTCGGCGAGCTTCAACTTGACCTACAACTCCATCAAGTCGCCGCGGATTCTCAAGCGATTCCGCCGTGCGAGCGTCGAGCTCGCGGGTGATTACTACTCGGAGATTCAGTTCGGCTACGATCTCGGCTATCGCAGGCAAGAGATCCCTCAGCCGCTGGACGAGAGATACGCATCCGACCTGCGCTCAAGCTACTGGGACGAGATGATCTGGGACAGCTTCGTTTGGGACGGCTCAGACGTTTCGCCATCAGAGATTGAGGTGAGCGGAACGGCAGAGAACATCGCCATCCGAATTTCATGTTTCTCAGACATTTTTGAGCCGTTCACGGTGAACACCATCATTGTTCACTACACAATGCGCCGGGGCATCAGATGAGCAACGAATACTACGATCACACGACGTACCCGACGCCGAACTCGCCTGGGTCGTCCGCGGCCTTGCGGGCGGAGCTTGACCAGATTGAGGCTGGCTTCAACAAGCTGCCGACGCTGACAGGCAACGGCGGGAAATTTGTGGCGGTCAACGCGGGCGGCACCGCATTGGAGGCGTCGTCCGCGCTGTCGTTCTCGGGGGGCGCGCTTGTCGTCGCTCCCAGCTCGATAACGTGGTCGGGCAACCCGACGCACAGCGGCAACCATACCTGGTCCGGATACCACACGCTGAGCGCGGGCACGGTCAACCAGGTCCTGTTCTTGAACGGGTCCAAACAGATCTCTGGCAGCGGTGACCTGCTCTACGACGGGTCGTACCTGACCGCCACTTTCAAGAGCACGACCTTCGCCCTGAGGGACGCGACCGTCCTGACCAAGGGGGCTGCGTTCGACCTGAGCGGGATCACTGCAGGCCAGACCCGGAGCTACGCGCTGCCGGACGTTTCGGGGTCTTTGGCCACGCTCGGCAACATCTCGCAGACCTTCACCGGCACGACCCTTGTCAGCGGCACGTTCAACGCGACCGGGACGTTTGCGACGCTGGGCTCGAGCAACTCGGCGACGACCGTTGGGGTGGGCACGGGCACGACCGCGTCTGGTCAGACCAAGACAGTCAACATCGGCACTGGCGGCGCAAGCGGTTCGACCACGAACATCACGCTTGGCTCAGCCAATGCCGGCTCAACGACGAGCGTCTACATCTACTCCAACGGCACGCTGGTGGCTCAGGCGGCGGGGGGGGTGTTCACCGCAGCGTCTATGGCCCTGACAGGAACCCCGACGGCTCCGACGGCGGCGCCTGGGACCAGCACGACTCAGGTCGCCACGACTGCGTTTGCTATGGGGATGCAGTCTCCGGCTTTCACCGGAACCCCGACGGCCCCCACGGCCTCTACTGGCACCGCGACTACGCAGCTCGCAACGACCGCGTTTGTTGCTGCGGCCGCGTTCAACGTGGCGCTGCCGGGCCAGAGTGGCAACGCAGGCAAGTTTGTCACGACAGACGGCACGAATGCAAGCTGGGCGGAAGTGTATCCGTCCCAAACTGGGAACTCCGGGAAGTTCCTCACCACCAACGGAACAGCCACGAGCTGGGCGGAAATACCGCCGGCAAATCAGCTTCCTCTTCTCGCCATTGGCATCATCTAAGGAAACAGCATGGCACAGATACCTCAATATGCGTCAACGCCCAAAGTTGGCATCGGTCAGATATCGACCGCAAACACCAACCGCGACGGCACCGGCACCATCGGCACGGTGTTTACCGCGGGGGCGTCAGGCTCTCGCATTGACCGTGCGGTGGTGAGCGCGACCGGCACCACGACTGCCGGCATGGTTCGACTGTTCCTGCACGACGGCACCAACGCACGCCTCTACTGCGAAATGGCTGTCACTGCCATCACACCGAGCGGCACGACCAAAGCGTTCAACGACACCTTCGAGGCCGTGACAACGCCAGACCTGTTCCCGCTGGTTCTGCCGAATGGATGGAGCCTTCGTGCTTCAACTCACAACGCTGAGTCTTTTAACGTGACCGCTGTTGGAGGTGACTTCTGATGAATAACGGACTTATGCCTTTGGTCGGATTTCCGACTGCTGACGTGGTTTATGGGTCTGCAAGCAGCTCAAGCCCTAGCGGTCAAAGCATCAATGCCGATGGGCTGCTCACTCCGTACAACCCAAAGACGGGCGTATTTGGAACTGGGCGCTATCAAATATTTCAAGTGTCAGGGACGTTTACAGTCCCTGCCGCAGTAACTACTGTTCGCGCTCGGTGCTTTGGTGCTGGCGGTGCAATCGCCGGCGGCGGTGGCGGGTTTTCAATGAAAACTGTCACCGGCCTCATACCGGGTGGGACGGTTTCAGTCACGGTAGGGGTCGCAACAACCGGAGGAGGTGGAACGTCATCTTTCGGTGCGCACTGTTCTGCCACGGGGGGCTCAGGTGGCGCCGCCGGCGGTGGCGGTGCGGGCTCCGGGGGGGACTTAAATTTTACTGGCGGGGCCGGTGGCAGCAGCAGCAGCTCTAGTGGCGGTGGTGGTGGTGCTGCAAATGTTTTCGGTAATGGAGGCGCTGGGGCGACTACGGCCAGCCCAACGTCTCCAGGAAGTAACGGAGGCAACGGAAACTCCGGGGGCGGCGGCAGCAGTGGGGGTACTTCCGTCAACGCCAATGGCGGCAACGGAGGGGCCGGTATGACAGGAACCCCCGGCATCGGTGCCACTTGTGGCAACGCTGCGTCCGATCCAAGATCACCGAGCACACCTGCAGCCGGGAATTTTGCACTTGGTTTCTCGTTTGATTACATCGGAACCGGAAGCGGTGGAGGTGGCGGGGCATCCAGTTACGTTCAGAATGCTTCGGCTGGGTGGAATGGCGGCGGCGGGGGGGGATCGGCAGCGAGCGGTATCGTCCCGTCAGCGCCGGGCGGATTTCCTGGCGGCGGCGCTGGTGGGGCGAATTCCGGCGTTGCAGTGGCCGGCAACGGCCTCGTAATCGTGGAGTATTGAAATGAATTTTGCACGCATCATCAATGACGTTGCAGTGGATGTTTCCGCTGATCCAGAAAGCAGCTTCCATCCGACCATTGCGGCTGAATTCACCCAAGTGCCGGACGCGGTGCAACCAGGCTGGAAACTTGTGAATGGCACATGGGCAGCGCCGTCCGATCAGTCCGCGCCGGAGCCGCCCGCGCCAACGCCGCCCAAGGTGAGCCCCGTCGAGTTCATGCTGCTGTTCACTAGCCCTGAGCGCATCGCGATCAAGGCTGAACGCGCTGCGGACCCCGTGATCGACGACTGGCTCGACATCATTGATGACCCGCGCCTGGAACATGTCGATCTCGGTCTGAAGTCCACTCATGACGCGCTGGACTACCTTACGGCGAAGAGTCTCATTGGCTCCGGTCGGAAGGAGCAGATCATCGCCAACACGGCGCAGTAACTCTCTGAAGCAGCCATGAACATGACCGACACCGACTTCCAACGCCTCGAGGCGAAAGTGGACAAGCTGACAGATGCGATTCAGCGCTTGATCCTCATCGAAGAGCGCCAGTCGAGCCAGGGCGAGCGGATCGGCAAGTGCGAGGCCAACATCGCTGTGCATGACCAGGCGATCAACAAGACCGACAAGAAGGTCGATCAGTGGATCAACCGGGGCGTCGGCGTGTGGGCCGCTGCGGCTGTGCTCTTCACGCTGGTGCAGTTCGGGTCCAAGTTTCTGGGTCAATGATGGCTTGGTCAGATGTACTGAAGGCCATCATCCCGATCGTGGTGGCAGCGCTGGCCTGGCTGCTTGGGCAGGTGAACTCGTTCTCTGAACGCCTGACAAAGATCGAAGGGTCCATGCCCGCGCTCATCACGTCTACCGGAGTGCCGACGGACAGCCCCTTGTCCGCTGAGAAGCGTGCCATCCTCAAAGAGCAACTGATGACGCACATCAACGAGCTTCAGGTCAAGGTCCGGCTGCTTGAAGAGCGCGAACGTATCAAAGGGGCTAAGTGATGGTTGAGTCGCTAATCGGTGGTTTGTTTGGGGGTATCCTGCGCCTTGCGCCAGAGGTATTCAAACTCTTTGACAAGAAGAATGAACGGGCGCATGAGCTTCGCATGGTTGAAGCCGAGATGGAGTTTGCCAAGATCCGTGGTGAGATCGCCATGCGGCAGGTCGAAGCGCAGATGACGATGGCCG